TCTAAAATAGCTGATGATGCTATAGATGGTACAAAAATAGCTGACGATTCTATAAATTCTGAACACTATGCTGCTGGTTCTATAGATCTAGAGCATATGTCTGCAAACTCTGTAGACAGCAATCAATATGTAGACGGCTCTATAGATGGAGTTCACATAGCTAACGATCAAATCGACAGTCAACACTATGCTGCTGGCTCGATAGATTTAGAACATATGTCTGCAAATTCTGTAGACAGTGACCAATATGTAGATGGATCTATTGACCGTGTACATTTAGCAGCAGATATTGTAGACGGCACTAAAATAGCCGATAACTCTATAAATTCTGAACATTACGTCGATGGTTCTATAGACCATGTGCACTTAGCTAACGATGTTATTGATGGAGATAATATACAAGATGATGTAATTAACTCTGAGCATTATGTTGCTGATTCTATTGATACAGAACATATAGGTGCATCACAGGTTACTACTAACGAGTTAGCAACTAACGCTGTTACTACAATTAAAATAACAGACGGAAGTGTAACAAAAGCTAAACTAGAAGCTGACATTATAGATGGCACTAAACTAGCTGACAATTCAGTTGACTCAGAACATTATGTAGACGGATCTATAGATCATGAACATTTAGCTAATGATATAATAGACGGAGATAATATACAGGATGATGTTGTTAACTCTGAACACATTGCAGCTGGAGCATTAGATAACGAGCACTACGCTAATGGATCTATAACTTCAGATAAACTAAGTGGAACAACTGTTATAACATCAGCTGAGCAAGGATCTGCAACAACTAATGACACATCTTTCTTAACTTCAGCAGCAGCTGACGCTAGATTTTTTAACATAAGCACTGGCGATACAATTAAAGATGGACAAGCATTTCCAGATAATGATACAACTATTGCTACCACAGCAGCTATCAATGACAGAATTATTGACCTTATAGACGATGTCGGTGGTTTTGATATCATAGCTAGCGAGCAAGCTTTTCCTAATACAAACCCACAAGGTACTACAGGTCAATCAGCTGTATTAAGTGTTAAGGCGGCTACAACTAACTTAGTTCCTAGTGGTACAACTCTAACAATAAATAATGGTAACGTAGCTAACAACGCTAACATTACTATAACTGGAGTACCTTCTACTATACCTACAGGTTTTGGATTTCTAGTAGAGTCTACAAGCACACTACATACATATGCGTTTCATAGATTAGTACCAAAAGCCACAGAGGTTACTACTGTAGCTGGCATAGCTAGTAATGTAACAGCTGTAGGTAATATAGCTAGTAACGTAACTACTGTAGCTGGTATTAGTTCAAATGTGACAGCAGTAGCTGGTAACGCATCAAATATCAACGCTGTAGCTGGTAATGCTGCAAATATAAATGCTGTTGCAGCGGATGCTTCTGACATAGGCATAGTAGCAGCAGACGGTACTGATATAGGATTAGTTGCTGGGTCTATAAGCAATGTAAATAATGTTGGTGGATCTATATCAAGTGTTAATACAGCTGCAAGTAATTTAACAGCTATAAACAAGTTTGGAGATCAATACCAAGTAGCATCTTCAGCTCCTTCAACAGATGGTGGTGGTAACGCACTAGCTGCTGGTGACTTGTACTTTGACACAAGTGCTAACGAGTTAAGAGTACATAACGGAACTACATTCCAAGGAGGTGTTACAGCTACAGGTAACCTAGCCGGTACAGGTGCTAACAACTTTACTGGTGACCAGACAATAAGCACTACTCATCCAAAGTTAATTCTTAATGACACAGATAGTGAGAATGATTTTCACGTAGCCAACGAGAATGGAACTTTTGTTGTAAAAGACATAGATAATAATGCTACTAGATTGTCAATTGCATCTGGTGGTACTACTCAAGTTGGAGCTGGTCTTGGTGTAACAGGTAATATAACTGTATCTGGTAACGTAGATGGTCGTGATATTGCAGCTGATGGATCTAGCCTAGATAATATCGAAGCTGGTAACATAGGAACTGATGTAACTAACGGAAACGTAAAACTATCTCCTAACGGAACTGGTGTAGTAGAAGTACGTGGAGCTGGTGGTTACGATGGTACACTACAGCTAAATTGTTCTGCACAGAGTCATGGTATCAAACTAAAGTCACCACCTCACAGTGCTGCACAGAGTTATACACTAACTTTTCCTAGCAGTATTGTAAACAATGGTTTCTTAAAAACAGACTCTAGCGGTAACTTAAGTTTTGCAGCAGTTAATACTGATTTAGTAAATGACACATCACCACAGCTAGGTGGTGACTTAGATACTAATGGCAACAATATTTTAATTGGTGATTCTAGTGACGGATCAAGTGATGATGTTTTAAAAATTGGAGCTAGTGCAGATTTAAGTCTATACCATACAGGTACAAATACATACCTATCAAACACAACTGGTGATTTATATATAAATAACGCTGGAGCTAATAGTGATGATATTATAATTAAGGCTAAAGATGATGTTAGTATTCAAGTACAAGATGGTGAACAAGCGATATGGGCTAAAGGTGATGGAGCCGTAGAGCTATATTATGACAACAGTAAAAAGCTAGAGACAATTTCGGGGGGAATTTCAGTAACAGGCGGTATAAATACAAGTCTTGCCAGTACTTTTGCTACAAGTGCTTTTACTGGTAATGTCACTTTAGGTGATAATGTAAAAGCTAGATTTGGAAATGGTAATGATTTAGAAATTTATCATAATGGAACGGATAGCGTAATCCAAGAAACTGTAAATAATAGAAGATTTTTAATAGCTGGTGATGAAATAGCTATAAGAAAAGGTGATTTATCGGATGATTTAGCTAAGTTTCATGCTGACGGAGCCGTAGAGCTATATTACGACAATGCTAAAAAGTTTGAGACATTATCGAATGGAGTTCAAATTAGTGGCACAGTAGATGTAAATGGTGGAGGTATTACCTTAGAAGATACTGCCGAATTGCAGCTTGGAGCAAGTGCAGACCTTAAACTTTATCACAATTCAAATTCCTACATCAAACATGATGGTGCTGGTAATCTTTATGTTGCAGCAGATGATTTTAATGTTACAAATGCTGCGGTAAGTGAAAGTATTATCAAAGGGGTAGCAAACGGAGCAGTAGAGCTCTATTACGACAACAGTAAAAAGCTTGAGACAACAAGCTATGGAATAGCTGTTTCTGGAACAATCGCGCCAACAAATCATGTAAATCTCGTTGACAATAAAAAAGTTCAGCTTGGTACAGGTTATGATCTACAAATTTATCACGATGGATCAAATTCTTATATAAAAGATGCTGGTACTGGGTCTCTTAAACTTTTAGGTGATGATGTAATTATTACAAATGCTGGTGAATCAGAAAATAAGGCTAGATTCCATAGTAATGGAAGTGTAGAACTTTATTACGATGGCAGTAAAAAGTTTGAGACAAAAAGCTTTGGAGCTTTAGTAGATGGTCAGTTATACGTTAACGATTACATATACATTGACAATGCAGCTGATCTTTATTTAGAAGATAATGGTATAGCTCGTTTTGGAAATAGTAGTGACCTACAAATTTATCATAATGGAACTGAGTCATGGATACAAAACAATACTGGTACTTTAAATATACTGAATGATGGTACAACTCAGATAAAGAATAATGCTGATAATGAAACTATTGCAACATTTGTATCGAATGGTGCGTGTTCATTGTATTACGATAACAGTAAAAAAATTGAAACTACAAGTGCGGGTGTAACAGTTACGGGTACTTGCACAGCTGGAGCATTTTCTGGTGATGGATCTGGATTAACAGGTTTATCAGCTGTACCAGCTGGAACTGTAGTAGCTTTTGCTGGTAGTTCAGTGCCATCAGGTTGGTTTGAATGTGCTGGTGGCGAAATATCAAGAAGCACTTATTCTGCTTTATTCTCAGTTATAAGTACGACTTATGGTGTTGGTAACGGTAGTTCAACATTTAATGTACCTGATTTAAGAGGTGAATTTATAAGAGGTTTTGATAATGGAAGAGGTGTAGATACTGGTAGATCTCTAGGTTCATTCCAAGACCACGGTATACCAGCCATGAAAGGTAACATCGCTGATAACCATGGTCAAGCTCGCCGAAGCACATTTGCAACAAGTGGCTTTACTAACGTATTTACTGGTGTTGGTACAAGTATATGGAGAACACTTATATCTCAGGCATCTGGACAATACGCGTATGTTGAGTTTGACTCTACAAATGTAATCCCACACGCAGCTCATGTAAGGCCACGTAACGTAGCTATGAAGTATATTATTAAACATTAATTATGGCAATAACACAAAAATGGGAAGTAACAAATCTAACTCGCGATGTTAGAGATGGTTACGTTTATGCAGTTGAGTTTAAATTAACTGCAACTGAAGGAGCAGAAATAATAGGAACAACTACTGGAGAAGTAGGTTTTATGGATAAGCCTACTACATTACCAAGTGAGTTTATCGCATATTCGGACTTAGATGAATCAACTACACTTAAATGGGTTAAAGATAATTTAGGTGCAAAAAAGGTAGAGGAGATTGAAAAAGCTGTAGAATGTTTAAATAAACTTGTACACGGAGTACCTTGGGGATAGAAATACCTACTTTTCCTACTATACAAACCCCGTCAATACCTCTCCCTACAGCAGATGTTCCATCCTACATACCGTTGGTTGTACCTCCGAGCGATCTTCGCAATCCAGAGGGGACACAACCAGCAAAAACCAAAGAGGTGCAACCTCAAACAAGAAAGTTAGATATACCTATCATAGATATACAGATGCCGCTACCATCGCCAGAAGTCATGGTCACAGCCGTGACTACGGCGGTAGCAGCTGTGGCTACAACCACCCTTGCCCAGCCCTTCTTTGACATAAT